TTCTGGTGATGCATTATATAATACTGACACCTCTGGTGTCAAGTTTAATTTTGTTAACAACCATCCCATGTTTTGGTATTCAAAATGTTTTTCTGGCAGGAAAGGTGGAGTCAAGGTTCGTCTGATCGATGAAACACGTGGGAGATCATGGATTAATTTTATAAAAGTTTCCAGAACATCAACAGAAACATATAGGCTAGCTGCTTTGCCGATAGTTAATTCCGGAAACTTAGCCACTGCTATTCAAATTAGAACTATATCTCCTCCTACTAGTATTAGTGTAGGTTCTTCCGTCGGAATGGGATTTCCGTATTACAATCAGAATACCCCTACTCCTCCTTTAGACCCTACGCCAACTACTCCAAAGTTAACTTTACCTAACCCTACGGGGTGGTCTGGTACAACTTTGGTGAATGCGTCTAATCCAGGTTTGATTCCTATTGATTTTACTGTTCCTTATCATACTTTTAAAAGGTACATTCAAACACGAAATTTGGATTATGCTGAGGATGAGACTGATCCTGGTTTTCATTGCGCTTTAGGTTACCAGAATATTAATCCTGGAAATCAAACTATATCATCCCCCAGTGTACTTGGAGTTTACATGGCAGCAGGGGATGATTTCACTCTGCACCATTTTGTTGGAGTCCCGTATTTACGTTTGACTCCTGCAACTGCTTTATGGCCTGTTTTTAGAACTGGCCAAACTCCACCATAATTATTACGTTTTAAACGTAGAATATCACCTGAAATGGTGTATCACATCACACCTCTGTGACGAACAAAGGATTTCGAAATCATTGTGTTTTTCTTAAAAATGATTTCAAATTTTGCCCTTGTGTGAAGGGAACCTAGCTGTAACCGCTAGGGTGGCCGTAATTTTAAGCGGTAGGATAGGTGAAAACCCTATTTTATGTCGCTGATTTCCATTCTATCTTTTAGATAGAGGCCATCTGGTCTTAACCACCATTTATGAATTCTCTGAATTTTGTACCGGTTAAGACCGGGAGTTTTCAGGAGTTACAAATTTATAGATGGGAGCCCAGAAGGAAACCCGCATTTGTAGCAATTTGCAGTGGTACTATGGTACTGCAGGTTGTTACAAATCGGTAGGGTTGCATTTCCAAAC